AATCCCAAGTACGCCCTGCGGATGATTTCTTCATTGAAAGGTAATTGACAATTATATTAAAATTGTCTATATTTGATGACAAAAAGAGGTAAATCATGGGTGTAGACTACAAATGGGGCGGAAGCGCTGGCGGAAGCCGTTTTGGACAAGAGATTGACCGTGTCGCCCAGCTATTCGGCGGCAAACGAATCGAGGGAAGCAAGGGGCCCAACAAGTACGGGCTTCCAGACGGGACACACCCGTGTGTCGTGAAATTCTTCGACAACGTGTACGGCCCGCTGAGCATTGACGAGACCAAGGAAGTATGGAATGAATTCCAGAAGCATCCTGAAATCGAGAAAATCATGCCTGATATGTGGAACGAGTTCAGGTGCGACGCCAAGTACGGCGAAGGTTTCGAACTGAGTTACTAAAAGGTGGGTTTCATGAAAAGCAGTCTGTCGAGACAGTTCTATACTGCGGTTATGGCGTATTTCCCGATGATAAAGCTGGACGAGGAATCTGGTATAATCAAGGCGAAATGGGAACTTAAACAGCATTATCAGGAGTATGTCACCCCGATGAAGAAATACAGACTCCTTGTGGAGGCAGGAATATGCCCGTCAATCTGGTCTACATACCCAATGCTTCTTCCAGTTGACTTCGACATGGAATTCAATACGGAGACTGGAGAAACGTTTGTTTCGGAATTTGTTACGGGTTATCCCGACTGGCCGAAAGTGCATCTTAAAGACATTACGGAACTGGTGAAGTTCCTTTCGCTTATATTCGATTCTGATGTGTACAGTGCTGTACGTGACTACAAACAGTTCCCAGAGAAGATTTTAACAAAAGGCAAATCCCGATGAGCAATTTCAACCATCCGTTCACGATTAAAGTCCCTCCTGTTGAAGTAAAGACGCTAGCGGAGTTCATCGAAGCGAAGTACCCAGATATCATGAAGGAATACAAGGAAGAGCTGAAACGGATAACCAAGCTTTCATACGAGAGCCTTCCAGGGGAAATCACCAGTTTCAAGCAAGGAGAACAGGATGTCGGAGAAGCAGAAGGAAAAAATCTGGGGTGATGAACCAGTAGAACATGCAGTGCTTGATTACGATAAGTTGCGGTTCGACCGTGTGTACCCTCCTTCTCTACCTGGCGACACGGCTGCTGACTGCATCCACCGTGCGATGGTCCGTCTGACAGGAGACACTTATTTCAAGAACGACGAAACGGGCGAATACGACCTGATTTCATCGGATGCTCATTACCAGGTGTTCGGAACTATTCCAGCGATAGATGGCGGCTTCGTAATTCCATACATCGACCGCAAGTACATTAAGCGTCTCGGCCTATTGGATTTTGGACGTGCGTTTGCTGAGATGCGTAAGCGTGAAAAACGGCTGTACGAACTGGTTAAGTTCGATGTGCCGAAGTGCTGGAAGGCAGATGAAACTGAATCTAAATAAAGGATGATTATATGCAGGCAAAATCAACGATACAGTTCAAGTTCGACCCTGACAAGGAATACAAATGTCCCAAGGACAAGGTTGATGCCTTGGTCGAGTTCATCGCACAGCATGTGCAGGAATGTCCAGCACACTGGATTATCATGTCTCCAGACCTAGTGTCCGTCCTGTGGACGGCGAACGTGTTTTCTCCGAAGCCCGTTGTTTCAAAAGCCGATGAAACAGGTAGGGAATTCGTGTTCCAGCCGGCACACTCACAGGTTACATTGAACCTTTACGCATGCGACGGCGAGATGAACGCAGTGGTTTTTCCCGACTATGCAGACAGCCTACACATACTGAACTGTGGACATCCGAAGGATTTCATCGGCGACATGGACTCTGGGTTAGTCTGGGATAACCTCAAAAAGCTCAAAATGGAAAAGAGGATTATATGATTGAAGATAAAGAAGCGTACATAGCCAAGAGAAACGAGCTTTTAAACGACAGGGAAGAGGTTCTTGAGGCAATCGAGATTGCAGAGGGATACAAGGGTCTGTTGGACAAATACTACGCAAGCAGTCACTCCGACCTAATGCGCAAGCTTGATTTGGCGTACGATGCTAGTGACGAAAAATACAACGAGTTCATCAAGGAAGAAACGGAAACGTTTGCAAAAATCACCAAGGAGTTCAGTGCTAACCAGATTGAATGCTGGTTTGCACAGGGCTACGACATGGTGGACCTTGTAAATGCCTACTTGCGTGGTGACTTGGAAAAGTTCAAGGAGAAACCCAATGAGCAAGAATGCAAATAAAGAAGAAAACAATGGTTGCGAACTGTTCGATGCCTACCTTACCGCAAAGAAGGCGTTGACTACACGTATCAAGAATGTTCTGGAAATCCTTGCCAAGTTCAATGCGTTGGACGTTACTCCGTCCGAAGCTGCACAGGTGGTCGCACAGGAAATCACACAGGTTTCCAGCCACCAGTGGAGATACAATTCAGGCCATGAAACAATCTATTGCGAACATAGTTATGGACACCGTTCGTATGGATGCTTCAAAAAGTGTACGGTGAAGGTTCCTGTCAAGTACCTCAACATGACAGACAAGGAAATCTCCAAAGAGAACAGGGAAGCTGCCCTTGCCGCACTGGAAGCGAAGAAGGCCGAAATTGAGGCTCAGATTGCAGAGAAGACCAAATCGATGAGGAGTTATCTGAAAAAGGTTAACTCTGAGATTGACGCTTTGAAGAAAGGGGATGAATAGATGCAGGAGCAGACGATAACATTCCGTTGGAGAACCTTCGAGGAAGAAACTCCGCAGTCTGGAAGGGATATCCTTGTCAAGACCCCAGCTTCTCCCCTGTACTGGTGGACACGCACTGCTGTCTACGGGAGGCACATGATGCTTTGCTCGATGACATACCTCAGCAAAGCAAAGAGGGACGGCCTGCTGTGGTGCTACTGCGACGAAATCGACGAACAGGCGCCCCCCGATTGGGAAGGCGTCTATTACCACAATGGAAGGAGAACCGATGGAAAAGCCTAACAAACTTGTCTGGACGGACCTTGTATCGGACGAGTTGAAAGATATGCTCTTCAACCTGAAATCCGACAACGGGTTTGTCCCGTTAGGAACCGTGGACAAACTTGTCCAGCTTTTTGTCAACGATATCGAACGGTTGGGGAATCACTCTTCGTAATCGTCGAAGAACAGTCCGTACTCCCTCATCCATGCACGGGCCCCGATTTGTTCGGCCCGTTTTTTCATTTCCTTCACGTTGAAATTATACACGTCCCACCAAGGGATTTCAACAAGGAGGAAACTCGACTTTGCACCCATTGCCTGAACGCACAGGTGGTAGAACTCGTTGTCCTTCCCGTTTGATGTAGACGAGATGATAATCTTGCGGTTCGATGCCCCTGACATCATTGTCGGGAAAAACTCCATGCATACTTCTTGTTGGAGTGATTTCGGAACGAAGGCGAATTCGTCCATGTACAGGTAGTTTACCGTGAGGCTCTTGATATCGCCTATGTGCTTGTATGATGTGGCGATAATTCTCGCGTGGTTGCTTTTGTTCCTGATTTCGTACTTGTTGTACTTGATGTCAAGGCCATTATCGAACCATTCTTGCGGCAGTTTCGTCAAGGACAGGGTGAGCTTGGCTATCATGTCTCCTGCCCATTCCTTGCGCGTCGTTACCAGGGCGATGACGCAATCTGGTTCGAACAGGAACCTGTGCATGAGGAACAGAAGCACTTCCGCAGTTGAGCCAGACTGTCTCGGCTGTTTCAGTATCATGTTCGTCTTGTTGCCGCAGATTGGGGGAAGCTGCAACAGGGTCAGAACCTTCCGCTGGTAACCCCTTGTAGAGAGACGTACTATGCCATCCTTGTTCTGGACGTAGGTGAATTTCGCAAGGTCGAAAATGTTGTCCTTGCACTTGATGAAGTCGTTTTTCATGGTTTACCTCGTGTGTTTATTTTTGCCAGTAGACTGAATTGCCGACTGGCCGAAGCATTATTAAAGTATATTTTCTCCAAGTCGGTTGACATGGACGGTATTTTATTCTATATTTCAGGTGAGGTTTATATGAAAATCAGATTACCTAGAATTTACTACATCCTTCGTCACAAGTGGTGGAGCTTTGCTGCCCGTAACTGGCGTGGATGCGAATACTGTAACGAAAAGGTTATTATCAAGCTGCTTGGCGGCGATGTTGACTCGAAGGAGAAGCCGTTGGGGAACCTGTTCAACACGCTTCTCGACAGCGTTCCTATCGGGGAAAACAAGAAGAATATCGCCTGCTATTTCTACCCCAGGCGTGGCTGCATCGAGGTTACCGAGGTCGATAAGGACATGAAGATAACCCCGCTGGAATCCATCTTCGTGAACAACTGCCCAGAATGTGGCAGGGCCCTTCATAAAATCCGTTTCAAGAAGAAGGATAAGAAGGATGACAGAAAAGGAACTTGACCGTATAAAGGCCGAATGGTTTGACCGTGGATGGCGGTTTGGATTGCTTGTTGGCATAGCCCTTGCGGTGCTTGCTGCAATTATAAATTCCGTTTTGTCGGGAGTTGCTTGATGGACTTGGAAAAGGAAAAAGACCGTGTACGACGTGAACAGGGCATAACGGGGTGTGAACACTGCAAGCACTTCGTTGAAACCCAAGGGACGGAGAAGAAACCTGGCTGGAGACAGTATTGCGGCCTCGGGAACTTCAACATCAACCGTGCCAGCTTCAAGGTGGAACAGAACACCCACGGCAAGAACGTGTGCCGTACACAGGACTATTACGAGTGGGAGTTTGCCATTCCCAACCGCTGCCCATTACTCAGGCAAAAGGAGACAAAATGACCGACGCAGAAGCAGAACAGTATTCAATGCCGCTTGTCATCCCCGCAGGAAAACGCAAGATGGCTCCTCCACCGTGCCGTGTGAAACCTATTCCGTACTCTCTGAACCCAGGTAAACAGTACCGCAAGACAAGGAGAAGAAAATGAGCGTTTCGTTCTTCCCGAGTGTTCCGTACCCTGACAAAATCGGGGTCAACATGTCGTATTCATCCTTCGGTGAAGTCAGGCAAATCCTTGCAGGGCTCATCGACAAGGAGTTCGCAGACCTTATCAAGGAAGCTTACAGCGAGCATTTCCCCTCGGATTTCTACACCCGTTACGACAAGTGCTGTGCCCGATTGAAGGAACGTGTTGGCGAAGGGTTCTTCGAGTTTTTCAACAAGAGCGATTGCGACGGCGAGATGAACAAGGATGCCTGCAAGGACTTCCTCGCAGCGATGAAGGGCAAAGACCTTAACGAAATCAAGTGGGACTACCGACGGGGACAGGTAGAGAACATGCTGAAAATGATGCAGATTGTGGTGGATTCCCCGAAGGAAGACGCCGTTTTCAAGTGGTGGTAAAATCTGATACAAAGGCTTAATTATGAAAAAAACGAGGTAAATATGCGTAACATGCTAATTGGATTCGCTTTAGGTATTATGATGTGCGTCCTCCTTGGCAACGCCGAGCATCATCCCCGCAGGATTTCCAGCAAGCTGCCATACCATCCATATATGGAAAGTAATCCAACCTCATGGGGATTGGATTATACACGGGAAGTCATTGAAAGCAACACTAAGGTTCTCTTGGAGAACCAGGCGAAGATTTACGGCCTCATCTATGACAGGTGCGGTTCAAACAGGGATTAAATATACACATGCATTTTAAACAAGAATTCAAGTTCAGGCTTGGCGACAGGGTTATCTACACGGACCCGAAATCAGGTGAAACCGAAGAAGTCACCATCCGTCAGCGAACCCTCATGATAGAGAAGGAAGGACAGAAGGTGTCCTATGTTTGCAGGGACAATTACAAGCGTGTCTCCTACTGGGATGAAATGGCCGAGGAGAACCTTTCCTTTGCTGGTGAAGAACACGGAACGGACGTGGTTGAGGGCGACATCCTTGACGGGCTAGGTGAACATCTCGACATTGGTGACCGCGTGTTCTATGACGTGTATTACAGTGCCAATGGAATCCGTGTTGAAGACCGTGTTCCGAACGTCGATTTTACCTTTGCGAAAGAGTTCGAAATAGACCACTTCAAGATTGACTGGTATATCGAAGTAGGTTACAAAGACGGTAAAGTGGTTGACAACGTTCATAAAGTGTATTACGACCCGCATGTACACGGAAAGCTGACTTTCGAGGACCTGACTGTTGGCGAGAAACGGTATGGAATGCCAAAGGGATTCCCGTTGCAGGAATGGGCTAGGTGTACCCATAAGAGCATCGGCGAGAACTTCGCTCAGGAGTATGTCGCCGCCTTGGACAGGAAGGGTTACGAATTGACTGGAAAGGACGATGCGAAGAAGGCATGGAAAACACGGGACGAGAAAGAGCACACTTTCTATGTAATCAAGAGGTGGCTGACCCATATAGGCAAGTTCGACGAGGTTGCAAAACTGATGGACGAACGGAAGTCGATTGTGAAGAAACATCGGGTGGTTAAACCTAGGAAGAAGAAAGAGGATGCTTCTCTGGATGACATCATGGCTAAGTTGAAGGCTGACCCGTCGTTGCTTGCCAAGGTCAAGGACATGCTTTAAATGCATACATGTAGGCGGAATAATGAACGAACAGACAGAACGTGAAATACAGGGGAAACTCGCCCTGGAGGAATTTAGGCTCCGCTCCATAGCCGAAGCCGTAGAACAGAGCAAGGCAATAGCCGAGGAAATCAAGGCCGTCCTGCGTAAGCACGGGGCATCTCTCGCTGAATGGAATCATAACCTCTATATCGTGCCCCCAGGCTTCGAAGTCTATTCCGTGTGGAACTTTCCAAGTGGGGTAAGGTTGGACCTTACAGACACAGGACTACTTACCGAAACAGGGTTGAGCTGCCATCCATACGACTGCGACTACAGAATAATTAAGCCGTTCCCAAAGGAACTTATTAAAACCAGGGAGGAGTGAAAATGGAAGTGAAAGCGATTAAGCCCGATTACAGCTTGCGTGCTCTTGTACATGTGATGGTTCCGAAATTTAATACCATCCAGTGGGCATACATGCCGAAAGCCCGTTTCGTCATACTGTTGGATTCTGCGTGTGAAGACAGCTCTGCTGAAAGGTGGAGGACATCTGACAGGGGAACAGACGAGTTCATCGAGTGCTGGCGTACTGTTGCCGAGGTCAGAGAATATGTACACCGTTTCGACATGGTTGCAGTACCATCGGATTTCCTCCTAAATGAAATTATGCATGGCGGTTGCCCAGCGAAAGTTGATGGTAAGATTGTCGATGAGCTTATGATATATCCTCGCGAGCCAGACAAACTGCTATATAGCATAGCAAGAGGGATAAACAGCGGTCGTATTGAGAGCTGATGGAGGTCATATATGTGCAACAGTAGTGCAGAAGCGATTGATGCGGAAATTGTTGATGAGTTGAGACACGGTAAAAAAGTGGAATCGAACGGAAAGTACGACGGAATCGTACAGGCTATCGTCAAGACGGCCAAGGAAACCTTGGTTATCAAAGACATCCCCATTAGGCTGTACATCAGAGGGGAATGGCTGTGCGACAGGCTGTCAATCAACGAGTGGAACGCCCTGTTTTCCCGATACGATAACGACGAGAATTCGAGAATCATCGATTATCTGGAAGATACGGAACATGGCCGCAATTACGCCGTAATCGAGACTACCCTGTATACAGTCCTCTCGAAGGGTGCCGTTCTGGACTTGAAGTTCCTCGCGTCGGTAAAGGACGGGGATGAATGGGAGTCCGAATTACTGCATTAGAGTCGGTCTGGACTGAACGTATAAACCTTCAATGAGGAACAGTAATGAGCAATAGAACCATGTGGAGGGGGACTGGAATGTTTACCAAGAAACTTATTAACAAGGAACTAATCGATGAGGCTCATTGTCTGTTCAAGCTCATATTCCCGAAAGAGCCACTGTACGAGGACGGAAGCGTAGAAAGCTGCTTCACGCAGTGCCTTAAACCGCATAATGGACTGTGGCACTACTGGATTTGGTCTCTCAGCACGCCTGATTGCCCGATGGGGAAGTATATCGGCCTGTCTGGGATATACGAGGAAGAGGCTGACCCTGAAAGCGCTTGGCTTGGATGGCTCGGCGTGTTGCCCGAGTATAGAAGGGAAAGGTTCGGAACTAGGATGCTCAATGCGTTCCAGATGGAAGCAAGGCAAGTTGGATACAAGTACGCAAGGATTTACACCAACGAAGGAAACGT